GGCCATTACGAGTGGGATGACGATTACACCAGCGTCATCGACGAAGAAGGAGACCTCGTGATCTACGGTGTAGGCACAGGGTGGCCTTCGTTCTCCTACTGGCTCGTTCCGGGCACACAGGTGGAGGAGAGGACTGAATGACAGACGAAGAAGTGCAGACTGAGCTGCAATACCTCAGGCGCAAGAAGTACGACAACCCATACTACGTCAAGCGGACCCCACGAGGGTCCGTTGTCATTTGTGATCAGCACTTGATGACCGACGAGCTGAAGGACGGTGAGGCTCTGGCTCTCGCCTACGAACTCAACATCGAACATCAGAAGAGGATGGCCGTATGAACTTCAACATCACCACCACGTCCAATGCGGCCGACTGGCACGCCACGATGGCCATGAAGGCCTACCGTAAGCGCCAGTACAGCGACTACCGCCGACACATCCGCATCGCGGATCAGCTGCGTGCAACAGCGAGGTAACACTGGCTCCCGCTTCGCCGCGGCTCCAGCTCGAATGGTCACGTTCGACATGCTCCCGAAGTGTATTCGCGAGCTGCTGGCGAACTCCAATCACAACTGGAGCTGCGAAGAGGCCTTCGACGCGCTCACCTTTGACGTCGATGAAGACTACCTGATCGGGCGCATCAAGCAGCTCGACGCAAAGCTGGCGGAAGAACACTACGCGCACCTAGCGACTGGTCTTCCGTTTCCAGCCTGACATCCAACAATCCGAGGACAATCATGAAGAACCGTAAGTACAACGCACTGATCCGCATGGGTGCATCGCTCTGGACCGTGACCGTGAAGGACGCCGAGGGTAACCCTGTGGTGTTCGATCTGTACAACATGGACAAGAACCAGCGGCGTGAGTTTCACCGCGAGTTCATGAAGGCCTACCGTGCTGGATAGACTGTTTCCAGCGCTCCTGGGTATCGCGATGGCGGTCCTCATCATCCTGATCGGCTACGGCATCTCACTGGACCCTCCGAACGTCTGTGTGCATCGCCCGTGGCTCGACATGTCACAAGGCTGCTGATGAAGACGGTGCTGGCACTCGTGCTGGCGCTGTCTCTTCCAGCGCAAGTAACTCTGGCTGCAGATGGTCCCCGCTGCACCATTGAGTATCCAAGGGGCTTCAAGGTCGTGAAGGGGACGAAGAAACGTCCTCTGTCCATCTGCAGAGGTGGCGACCTATCAACCACGTGGCGCAACTGCACGTCACGCTATTCAGCATAAGAGAGAAGACCAACCTACAAACCTATGGCTAAAGTTTCCATCATTCTCCCCAAGGGTGTCGCCGTCTACCCGAAGCTCAACGAAATTGACGTCTACCAGCCGATGCGCAATGGCAAGCCGAACGGAGCCGAGAAGCGCCGCTTCCTGACCGGCATCCAGTTCGACGACGAGAACCACCGCAAGGTCGATGCGTACCTCAATAAGCAGCTCAAGGAGATGGGCCTTGAGGGTGGTAAGTTGCCGTGGAAGAAGAATAAGAAGGACGGCACGCTGTCCTTGCAGATGACGTCGGGCGAAGACTATCCGCCCCCGTTCTTCGACGCCTCTGGCAACGAGGTCCCGCGCGCCAAGGTCAAGATTGGCGGCGGTTCGGTCCTCAAGGTGGACGTCACCGTCAACGGCTATGAAGGCTTCGGCGGCGGCATCAACCTCTACATCAACTCCGTGCAGATCATCGAGCTGAAGCAGCGCTCTGCCAACCGCTTCGAAGCGGAAGAAGGGGGCTTCGTGTTCGCTGAGGATCACACGGCTGACAGCGATGACGATGGTGAAGACACCACGCCGTCGAAGCAGTCGCACGACATGGACGACGACATTCCGTTCTAATGTCCAAGCCCGCGCTCACCATCGAACCTGAGTACCGCTCAGGTCTCGAACGGGATGCTGCGGCCAAGCTCTCTGCGGCCGGTGTACCCTTTGACTATGAAGGTCATTGGATACGGTACACCGTGCCACAGAGGGAGGCCAAGTACCTCCCAGACTTCCACTTCAAAGGTTGCCCAATCATCCTAGAGCCCAAGGGGCGCTTTGGTGGTGCAATCAGCGGCAAGTTTCGCGTCTCCACAAAGGACGCTGCCGTGAAGGAGCGACAGAAGTTCGTCCTGCTCAAAGAACAACATCCCGAGCTGGACATCAGGTTCATCTTCAGCCGCGCATCCACGCCCATCTACAAGGGCTCTCCAACCACCTACGGCAAATGGGCCACGGACCACGGTTTCAAGTGGTCGGAGAAGGTCGTGCCTGACGAGTGGATCAAGGAAATCCTCGCCTACATCAAACCCAAACGAAAGTGAGAACCATGTCTGACAGCCTGACCATTGGTACCCCGAACCTCGCCAACGACCTCCGCTTGGGCACCCAGTGCCGCAAAATTCTCGCGCATCTGGAACGCTACGGTGAAATCACGAACAACTCCGCGTTCACCACGTACCATGTGTCGCGGCTGTCGGACGTGATCATGAAGCTGCGCCGCGCAGGCTACGCCATCGAGACCGAGATGAAGCGTGACGGCATCGGCGGTCAGTACGCCAAGTACCACCTCGTCGAGGGCATCTGATGCTACGCCCCCGCAACATCTACTTCGGCGGCACAGCGCTCCTCGCGTTGGCTGCGATCAACGAAGGCAGCATCACGGGCGCTCTGATCCTCGCGGGTGGGGCGTTCATTGCCTACGGCTTCGCTGTGGCGCTCGCTGAATACGACATCTGAAAGGTTAAGACATGGGATGCACGAAAGGGCCTTGCCCTTGCGGCACGTCTTCGGACGCGTTCGCGACATACGACGATGGTGGCTCGTTTTGCTACCGCTGCGACAACGAGAACGTCCCAAAGTCTTTCAAAGGCCAACGGAAGAAGACCAAGCCCGAACCCGAGGCTGCCTCTGAAGGCAATTGGAAACCCCGGCAAGGTTGGACCGAGGCTCTGATCGACCGAGGGATCACCGAGGAGACCTGCAAACGCTTCAGCTATCAGGTCATGCGCGACAAGGAAGGCCGCACGGTCCACATCCAGAACATCAAGGGTGAGGACGGGCGGCTGCGTGGCCAGAAGTTTCGAACCGAGGCCAAAGACTTCTTCATCATCGGCTGCCCGAAGGACCCAGGTATCATTGGGTCGTGGATGTGGCCCAGCGATGGACGGCGCGTCTGCATCACCGAGGGCGAGATTGACATGCTCTCAATGGCGCAGGCGTTCGACGGGAAGTACCATTTCGGTTCTCTCCCGAACGGCACAGGATCAGTCGAGAAGGCGATCCTGCAGGACTACGACAAGCTCTGCGCCTTCCAAGAGATTGTCCTCTGCTTCGACAACGACGAGCCGGGACAGAAGGCGCTCAAGAGGGCCTGTGAGCTGCTGCCGCTAGGCAAGGTCAAGATCATGACCCCGCCGCTCAAGGACGCCAATGAGGTCCTCCTGAGCAAGCAGCACGGCCCTGCGGCGCTCGTGCGTGCCTTCTGGGACGCCAAGCTCTACCGGCCGGATGGCATCAGGGAGGGACGTGAGTTCACCCGGGATCGCCTGAAGCAGAAGAAGCGCAAAGGCTTCGCTCTGCCGTGGCCGAAGCTCAACGAGATGTGGATGGGTCTTCGGGATGCCGAGGTCACCACCATCATCGCAGGCTCAGGCGTCGGCAAGACGACCATCGCTCGCGACATTGCGTATCACATGCGCGTCGAGCACGGCCTGAAGGTAGGCAACGTCTACCTTGAGGAAGACAATGACACCTCAGTGGCCGCTTACTGTGCGCTGCATGCCGGTGTCCCACTAAAGCAGCTCCTAGCCACCCCAGAAAGCATTTCAGATGAAAAGTGGGACGCAGCGCTAGCGGCTGTGGTGTGGGACGGCATGCTGTTCTACGACCACTTCGGTTCGCTGGAGAGCGACCGGCTGCTGACCATGATGCGTTACATGGCCGCCAGCGGCTGCAAGTTCATCGTGCTCGACCACATCAGCATTGTGACCTCAGGGCTCGAAAGCAGCTCCGAGGGCGAGCGTAAGGACATCGACATCCTCATGACCAAGCTCGCGAGCTTCGTCAAAGAGACCGGATGCGGCGTGATTGCCATCGTCCACCTCAAGAGAACCCAAGGCAAGAACTTCAACGAAGGCTCCAAGATCAGCCTCAGCGACATGCGTGGCTCCGCGTCACTGGAGCAGCTGTCGTTCAACGTGCTGGCTGCCGAGCGCAATCAGCAGGACGAGAAGCAGAAGCTCTTCGCGCAGCTGCGGTCACTCAAGTGCCGCATCACTGGCGAGACCGGTGAAGCTGATCTGCTGAAATGGAATGTAGCGAGAGGCCGGTACGAGGTGGCCTCAGCGTTTAACACTCAGACCCCAGACACAGAAGGAGACATCGCGTTTTGAAAGACATGCTTGGACGTGAAATAGCTAAGGGTGACGTAGTTGTCATCTCCATCTCTGATCCTGACGTGCGTATGGCCGTGTGGCCCGCGCTAGGTCTGGCTGATGTTATCGACGCCGCATCGTTCGGTGTCCATCTCCGTGTCCGTGGCGACAAGGAGGCTCAAGTGTTCACAGCGAGTAAGCGGATCGCCATCGTCCAGCAGGGAGCCAAAGCGTGACCAAGTACGTGACCTACGGCACCACCACTGAGGATGCCTACAAGTTCCTGACCAAGCACGGCGTCACCTTGAAGGAGGCACGCTCCATCATGTGTAAACACGTACGTGAGGCTCAGTATCAAGCAGCCAAGCGTGCTGTCGAGGAAGCCAAGGACCTCGCTTGGTCTCGGAAGCCCATCCTTGAGAAGCTGATGGAGAGCTGGGACCGCAAGGTGAAGAACTATCACTACAGCCTGAAGTACGAAGCCGAACAGCGAAACAACACCCTGTTGCGGCGCGCGATCCGCTGGATCAAAGGAGCATAATGCTACGACTGCTGTACGACACCGAGAGTAACGGTTTCGTCGCCAATGCCACTAAGGTTCACTGTGTCGGCATCACCAATGTCGATACCGGAGAGTACAAGGGCTACCGCCCAGACCAGATTGATGAAGCGATCCGTGAGTTGGACAAGGCCGAAGTTCTGATCGGCCACAACATCATCCGCCACGACCAGCCTCTCCTCAAGAAACTCAAAGGGTTCATTCCGAGACCGGGTGTCACGCTCAAGGACACCATGATCATCTCGCGTTTGATCTTCCCGAACCTGAAGGCCACTGACGCCGAGCTGATCGCCAAGGGCAAGATGCCCGCTGGCAACAAGTACAAAGGCAAGCACACCATCGCTTCGTGGGGATACCGCTTAGGTAACCCCAAGGGCGACTACGCTGCCATGATGGAAGCCAAGGCCGCCGAGCGCGGTCTGGAGCATCCGCAGGACATCGCGAAGTTCGTGTGGGGAGAGTTCAATGAGGACATGTTCACCTACATGGCTCAGGACTGCTCCACCAACTTCGATCTGTGGAAGCATCTGAACCCGGATCAATACCCGCAGGCTCCTATCGACCTTGAGCATCGCATAGCCCGTGTGTGTGATGCGATGAACATTGCGGGCGTGCCGTTCGACCTCAGGGCCGCTGGTGAGCTTCAGGCCAAGCTGGTGGGACGCAAGCACGAAATCGAAACGAAGCTCAAGGAGCTGTACGGTTTCTGGTACGCGCCCATCAGCCCTGATCCGAGCAAGGCACTGTTCGTGCCGAAGCGTCCGAACAAGGCGCAGGGATACTGGGGTGACGTCGAGGACATCAAGGACCCCGATGGCCACAAGGTGGGCACCAATTTCACCGGCTACCCCAGCACCAAGATCAAGAAGGTCGAGTTCAACCCAGGTAGCAGTGATCACCTCGCAAGGGTGCTGAAGGCTGAAGGTTGGGAGCCGACGAAGATGACCGAAGGCGGCAAGCCTGCGATGGACGAAGAAGTGATCGAGAGCATCGGAAACCAGTTTCCTCAGATGAATGAGCTGGCCGAACTGCTGATGGTCAACAAGCGATTGTCGCAATTAGTTGGAGGTCCAAGCAGCAAGTATCCGCTGATCGACTGCGTACAGGAAGACGGCCGCGTTCACGGCGTGATCAACCCTATGGGGACCATCACGTCACGCGCGGCACACATGTTCCCGAACTTGGGGCAGGTGCCGTCTGCCAAGAAGCCCTTCGGTACCGACTTCCGTGCTCTCTTCCATGCCCCTCCGGGTTGGACGTTCTTGGGTGCGGACCAACAGGGACTGGAGCTGAGAGGACTAGCGCACTACCTCGCACCGATGGACGGCGGCAAGTACGCCCGCACGGTGATCGAGGGTGATCCACACTGGCTCCATGCGGTCGTCATGGGCCTAGCAGAGGGTGAACGTGACAAGCACAACAAGCTCCACACAGTCGTTCGCGAAGATGGCTCAAAGCGATTTATTTACGCGTACGTATACGGCTGCGGCGACATCATGGCTGGTTCGATCATTTATGAAGCGCTACTCAATGCCAGAAGAAGCTGCGGTGCAGATGGCGAAGCGATATACGTCAAGTTCTTTGGCACAGACACAGTTACCGAAGGGAAGCTACGAAAAGTCGGCAAGGCAGTTAGAAATGCCTTTCTGACCCGCATCGAGGGCTTCGGTAAACTCCAGAGCAAGCTGAGCGAACAGATAGCGAAGCGGGGCCGCGTCATTGGCCTCGATGGTCGCATCATCCCCATCCGCTCCGATCACAGCGCACTGAACTTCATGATCCAGTCCGCAGGCGCAATCGTCTGCAAGGAGTGGGTAGCGTCTTCATTCGAAGAGTGCGAGCGCCGCTACGGCTACAATTGGGACGACCCGTGGTCAGGCAAGTTTGTGTTCTGTCTGTGGGTCCATGACGAAGTTCAGCTCTGCGTAAGGGAAGGCCTTGAAGAAGAAATCGGTAACATCATCGTCGAGTGCGCGCGTAAAGCGGGCGAGCCCTACGGCTTCAGGGTCCCGCTCGACAGCGCGTGGGACGCAGGTCCTAACTGGGCGTCAACCCACTGATGACACCACGGGGGACGCCTTAGGGCGTCTCCGCAAGGTGCTCAGAGCCGTCTGGCGTGAACAGGTCCGTGTCAAATCGGACTTCGCACGCAAAGAAGCCGACGTCGTCGCTATGGCGGCGTCTCTCCAACTCATCTCCACCAAGATTGGCGCACAGCGGTTCGCCAAGACATGGCTCATCACCAGCAAGGGGCTCACGTGGCTCCAAGAGGAAGATCAATGAACTTCACCACAATCAACGAGCAGGCAATGATCGACGCGGCCACGGCAATCGTGGGTGCCGAAGCGACTAACGCAATCATCCGGCTGTATCAGCTGCTCGATAAGGCCATGTACGATGGTTTCGAGCTGGGTCAACTTGAAGCCCAGAAGGACGTCGAGGCTCAGGTCGATGAAGCGTGGGACCACGGCTACGACACTGGCGAGGCTGATAGTCTTGCCGAAGGCCAAGAGAAGGCCGAGGACGCCTACGTGGATGGTGTGGCTGATGCCCGTGCCCGTCCCGAGCTGGCCGATGCTGTGATCGAGCAGATCATCGCAGAGCGGGCCAAGTACGCGATCAATAGCGGGTACGACGCCTCGCTGGTCACTGACAGCGGCGACGAGGCTTAATGCAACACACCAAGCTGCTCTTGATCGACGGTGACGAGATGCTGTTCAAGGCGTCCGCTGCCGTCGAGCACGAGAGCAAATTCAACACCGTGTTGGGAGAGCAGGATTGGAGCGAACCACCAATCCACGTCCTGTTCTCTCACCCGGGGCGAGCCCGGGAAGTGCTAGACGAGATGCTGGAGCGTTACTTTGAGCGCTTCGAAACCCGCAACCACTTCCTGTGCTTCTCCACGCCTGCGGACTTCCGCTTCGGCTTGGACGTGCAGCCCAACTTCCGCTTCGACGTCGATCCCACCTACAAGAACAACCGGCAGAACTCGCGTAAGCCTATGTGCTACGCGCAGCTCCGCATGGACGTCGAGAAGGATTACACCTGCAAGAACTTCATCGGCCTTGAGGCGGATGACGTCATGGGCATCCTCGCGACCATGCCGGGGAAGGGCCAGCGGATCATCATCTCTCAGGACAAGGACATGCAGACCATCCCCACCCAGGTTTGGCGTAAGGGTGATCTGGTGACCGTGACCGAGGCTGAGGCTGATTACTTCCACATGTACCAGACGCTCACGGGCGACATCACCGATGGGTACAAAGGGTGCCCCGGGATCGGCAAGGTGAAGGCTGAGAAGCTGCTCAAGGACGCCAAGGCTCCGGGTGACACACCTGAGAAGGGTGAACACTGGGAGACCGAAGGAAAGCTCTGGCCGCGCGTGGTGCACGCCTACAAGAAGGCAGGCCTCACCGAGGAAGACGCACTCCGACAAGCACGTCTCGCCCGCATCCTGCGCTGGGAAGACTGGGACAACGAGAAGAAGCAACCAATCCTGTGGACACCGTAGACAAAGACTTCGGTCTGTGGGCCATCAAACTGCCAGACGGCGAGTTCGTTGGTCACGGATACCCGACGCTATTTGCTTACAAACATAGGGCCAACAGACACGCTCGGTTCATCAAAGGATGCCGTGTGGTCGCTGTGGAAGTGAAGGAAACAAATTGACCATCTACGTAGACCTCGACGGGGTCCTTGCCGATTACGACAAGGCTGCCAATGAAATCCTTGGCACCGACAACCACTACAAGTACGAGTTCATCTACGGCGCTGATGCTTACTGGAAGCGTCTGCACGCCAGTGGGGACTTCTTCGCCCAGCTCGATCACATGCCTGACGCGTGGGACCTCTTCAGCTGCCTGCGCCATCTGAACCCTGTGATCCTCACCGCGCTCCCGAAGACCGGAGCAGAGACGGTGGACGAGCAGAAGCGTGCGTGGGTCGCATGGAAGTTTGGCAGCTACGTCCCTGTCATCACCTGCAAGACCGTCGAGAAGCCCAACTACTGCAAGCCGGGTGACATCCTGATCGACGACCGCGCTGTCAATCGTGACGCGTGGATCGCGAAGGGCGGCACCTACATCATTCACACGACAGCCGAGCGGACCATTGGGACGCTGAAGGCACTGGGGATCATTCACTGATGTTTAGCCCGAACGACACCGTTACCTGCAAGTGCAACGACGGCTACGAGAAACAGCTGACGCTCGACAAGGTCTACACTGTGGTCTCGATTAACGACGGCTACGCCCGAGTGGTCAATGATAGAGGGATCGAGGGTGGCTACGACGCCTCCCGCTTCATCCTGACGACCAACGTGGATCGCTACGTGAAGGCGGTGAAGAACCCGATTGCTGAAGCAGTGCGCCCTCGTGGCTCCGATCTGCAGCCGCAGACGCCCCAAGGTGTCCGTGCGTTCGGCACTGGGGCAACCCGGGACCTCGACGCCAACAAGCTGGACTTCGAAGGCTTCCTCTCGCCTCTCGTGCTGGAACGGTACGCCGAGCACATGCACAAGGCCCGCAGGATGCCTGATGGCTCCATGCGTGAGAGCGACAACTGGCAGCTGGGCATTCCGATTGTCGTCTACATGAAGAGCCTGTGGCGTCACTTCTTCGGCGTCTGGAAGCTGCATCGGGGCCTGCCGGTCACCGAGGTGGTGAAGGGCGAGACCATCGTCAAGGACCTTGAGACCGAGCTGTGCGCCATGCTGTTCAACACGAGCGGCATGCTGCACGAAGTCCTGAAGGCGAAGCAGAATGGCTAACGTCCGCATCGAGCGCCTGACGGACGTCTCATCGCCATGTGAGACCTGTGGCACCTCGTGGGCCGAGGGTTACATTGTGTTCGTGGACGGCCAAGAGGTCATCTGTAAGGAGCCTATCGCCTCCTGCTACGGCGGCCAGCACTTCAGTGAAGAAGACCTTCTGAAGGACATCCTGGGCCACTTCGGCCACGAGCTGGAAGTTGATGCCCCTCAGGATTGAGCGGGACGCACACGGCACTTCTTACTTCATCGACGAAGCACCAGCAGTGAAGACCCCGGGCGGACAATTCCGTCCCGGGTGTCCTCTCGTTGAGGTGTGGTGGTCGCGTAATGGGAAGAAGGCCGACGAGACGATCATCATCAGGCAGCACTACAAGGACCGCAGCACAGCTGATGTGCTGGAGGTGACGCAGGGGCAAGCCTACGACCTGATGGGAGCCCTAGCCAAAGCAATGGAGAACACATGAACCAAACGCTGACTGGCAACCGCCGTTTCCGCATCGGCCAAACTGTGGGCTGCTACGGCGCACTGATCCTCCAAGTGGAGCGTGCCGTGTGGACCAACGGTGACAAGGATACCCTTGGTCGCTGGAAGACCGTGTGGTCCGACGCGACACCCGATGACGTTCAGGAGACCGTAGTTGGTCTACCGGATCAAAGAGGTTGATGGCACCGACGAAGAGATTGCCGACACCATCCGAGAACTGCACGACGAAATCTTCCTCGACAGTGCTCCTCAAATTGACCCCGAGCGTGGTCATTGGTGGCTGGCTTTCGCGATTGATGAAGGACGAGAGATTGCCGGCTTCTGCGGGCTCACGCCCACCTATGCAGACGCCTCAC